CGCCGCTGTCCCCAAAAATGCCCCGGGGGTCAAAAGAACTAGAAGTCCGCCGTTTGGAACGGGGTAGGAACCCTAGTAGAAGTAGTAGAAGGGCCGCCAAGTGCTGCCCAGAAGTACCCCAGAACTGTTTTCACTTTCCCTCCATGCCGTGAGCGGTTCTGGTGGGTGCATCAAGGCCGCCAACAAACGGGTTTCATCAGGCCCATCTCCTTTCAAGCAGCGCACTACCCAGCGCTGAAGGTCTTGGTGCATCCTCCAGAGCTACTCACGTTTCCTCAGTCCGATAGAAAGGAGTGTCACATGGTACAGAGCAAGCTGACCAACCAGGTTCACATCTCGAAGCAGAGCTCGTCTCGTCAAGGCGCGACGATCGACACCTTCCTGATCCACCACCAGGCGAGCACCAGCGACGACGCCACGATCAAGATGATGGTCGAGGCCACCCGAGAGGTTTCCGCCAACTACACCATCAGCAACGAGGGTCGCCTCACGCTGGTTGTCCCCGAGGAGCTTCGCGCTTGGACCTCTGGCTCGACTGACGATGGCGGAAAGGGCGCTGCCTGGGATCGTCGTTCGATCACCGTCGAGATCGAGAACCAGACCGGAGACCCCGACTGGAAGATCAGCGACGCTGCCCTCAACAAGGCGGCCGAGCTTCTCAATGACCTCAAGAAGCGGTACAAGATCGCGCACGTCCTCGGGCACCGCGACCTCTGGGAGAAGTACCAGGCGTCCTACCCGACGTACTGCCCCGGCCCGCACACCGTCGCCGAGATCGTCAAGCGTGCTGCGGCTCACCCCGCTCCGGCTCCGGCGCCCGCTCCTAAGCCTGCGCCCAAGCCCGCTCCTAAGGGGACGGACCTGGTCAAGTCGGCCAAGGGTGACGGCTGGGAGTTCAACATCCCGAGCGCTGCTCTGACGGTTCGACTCCAGCGTGCTCTCGGTGCTCGGGGTCGCTACAAGGGTCCGGCGAACGGCAAGTTCACGGTCGACACCGCCAAGGGCGTTCAGCTCACCATTGAGCACGTCGGCTACTCCGGTCCCATCGATGGCGACATCGAGAAGAATGGCTGCCACCTTATCCAGGTGTACGCCCAGAAGTTCGGTAGCTACATCGGGCCTGTCGACGACCGGCTCGGATCATTCAGTTGGACAGGCTTCTGCCTGGGATTGGAGCGCCCCTGATGATGGGCCCCGAAGACAGCATCGACATCCTCGACGGGATCGTCGTTCCGCAGGATCCCATGGATCTCCTGCAGTGTGACTCCTGCCAGTAAAATGGTAGGTGGCTGGGTTGTTACTTCTGGGAGGAAGTAGGGGGCAACTCAGTAGCTAGAAAATCTGTCTGGGCCTTCCTAAAGGTTCTATGCCTTAACAGCCAGGGGTGGTTGGGGAAGGCCCAGACAGAAAGCTGACCAACAGACCCAAACAGTGGAGGTGAAATCTTTGGTCACGTCTCGTAGAAATTCTGAGTCGGATCGACCACGGAGACCACCCGCCACCACACCTGAGGCTCGAGAGAATCAGATGATTTCTCTGGCGGTCTCCCTAGCCGAGAGGCAGTTGTCGGAAGGCACGGCCTCGTCTCAGGTCATCACGCACTACCTCAAGCTCGCAACGACTCGAGAGCGCCTCGAGCAAGAGAAACTCGCCAGAGAAAACGAACTGCTTCGTGCTCGCACAGAGTCGATGGCTTCGGGCAAGCGAGTTGAAGAACTCTACGACCAGGCCATCAGCGCCATGCGCTCATACCAGGGTCAGGAGATCGACGAGTATGAGGATTAGAACTTACAGGGAGCTTCGTCGGCTTCGCACCTTCGAAGAGCGATTCGAATATCTGTCGCTCAGAGGACAAGTCGGCGAAGCTACCTTCGGCTTCGATCGGTACATGAACCAACAGTTCTACCGGTCAACTGAGTGGAAGCAGATCCGTCAGAAGGTTATTGCTCGGGACCTGGGGTTGGACCTCGGGGTTGAAGGACATGAGATCTATGACAAGATCATCATCCATCACATGAATCCGATGCGAGCCGAAGAGATCGAGCACGGCGACTCGGCGATCCTGGAACCAGATTTCCTGATCACCACGACGCATGCCACTCACAACGCAATTCACTACGGCGACAGCTCACTGCTTCCGCAGCCAATGGTCGATCGTAGACCCGGTGACACCAGACTCTGGTGATGAAATTTAAGGAGGCGACAATTGGCCGACACTAGCATTCTCGATAGCACCAAGAAGGTGCTCGGGTTCGACTCGGATTACACCGCCTTCGATCTCGACATCATCATGCACATCAACGCTACCCTCTTCACGCTCCAGCAGCTTGGGGTTGGTCCCGACGATGGCTACCTGATCACCGGCAACACGGAGACCTGGGACCTGTTCCTTACGGATACCAAGCTTCTCTCCGCGGTCAAGAACTACGTCTACCTCAAAGTTCGGATGCTCTTCGATCCTCCCGCGACTTCGTTCGCGATCGATGCGATCAACAAGCAGATCGCCGAACTCGAGTGGCGGATGAACGTCCAAAGCGAGAATAACAAGATGGTCGTTGTAATCACGGATCCGGAGCTCACGCCATGACCGACGTCAACGATTTCCTTGCTCACTACGGGGTACTCGGCATGAAGTGGGGTCATCACAAAAGTGCAGACTCTGGTTCCGGTGCCGCGAATAAGCCCACTCTCGTTCTTACGAAGAAGTTCTCTTCCGGCGAATCGGTCTCCATCTACCAAGAGCCAACTCCGCTGCTTGGCCGAGCGCTAGCCAAAGTCTTCCCGGGCCTAAAGGCTCAGCAGGCTAAGGTTGCCTCTTTCCACCTAAAGGACCAGGATGGGAAAAAGGTGGGAGACGCATCCTTCTTCCGCACGTCGAAAGAAGAGATGTATCTCGACTGGATCGGCATCAAGCCTCAGCATCGCGGTAAGGGCTATGCCAGCGCGGCACTGCAGGGGGTTGTGAAATACGCCCAGCATGAAGGCGTTAAGAAGTTGACCCTTGAGGTTCCGGGTAACGCTCCAGACGCCAGGCATATCTATTCGAAGCTCGGCTTCAAGGACACTGGCGAGACCAGCGGTTCGAAAAACGACTACTGGGGCGGCCTAAGCAAGATGGAGTTGCGCGTCGACTCTATCAAGCATGCGGCAGAAGACGTTGCCTGGGAGCAAAAGTTCGCAGACGAGTTCGCTCAGTTCCTTATCGAGAACCTAGCTAACTTCCCAGTGGCCGATTCAGAAATTTCTCATACAGACGAAGGAGGTGACACCATGACGGATGACAACGTCGAAGATTTCCTTGCTCACTACGGAGTCCTCGGCATGAAGTGGGGGCATCGTAAGTCTCAGAGCACGGTCGATGCTCTTGGCGGTAAGGGCACCACGCACGTCAAGGAGATTTCTCTTGACGCAGCTAACGCTCATGCGGTGGCCAAGAAGATCAAGACGCATGGTCTGGACTCCCTTTCCAATAAGGAGCTCCAGGACTTCGTCAATCGGACCAACCTGGAGCAGCAGTATTCCAGGCTGAACCCGAAGAAGACACTCCCGGGTCAGAAGTTCGCAACGGACGTTCTGACTAACACGGGCAAGACCCTTGCCTCGCAATATGCCGCCAAGGCTGCGAAGCAGGGCATTGAGGCCCTACTCAAGGGCGCAATGAAGTAGATCAAGAGAGGACTAAAATGTCGCTTCCCTGGGACGAGCCTGCACCCTCGTACACGGTCAGCCCGACTCCGACCGACACCACGTCCACCGACGCTGCCACGACCGATGCTTCGGCTCCGGCTGACACCACGTCGACGGACACGACCACGACCGAGGCATCCGCTCCGGCCGACACGACATCTTCGACGGACACCACGTCCACCGATGGCGTCGTCGTCACCTCGGACCAGGAGATTCCTCCTGCCGACAGCTACACGGTTACGCCGAACGACTCCACTGAGGCGCCGAACGACTATGTCGTGACCCCGGCCACCCCTATCGAGACCGTCGCCGATGCTCCGGCTGAGACGACCACGACCGATGCTCCGGCTGAGGCCCCCGTCGAGGAGCCCGCGCCTGCTGACGCCCCGGTGGACACTGCGGTTGATGCTCCGGCTGACACCGCGCCTGTCGATGGCTCGGCCCCCACGGAGACGACCGACACTCCTACGGAGGGGACTGACGCTTCCGCCGACGTTCCTGCCGAGCAGCCGGTTGTTTCCGAGGAGCCCGCCCCGACGGAGGTTTCTCCCGAGGTGACGCCGGAGGCCCCCGCTGAGGAGCCTGCTCCTGTCATCGGCGAGACGGCTCCCGAGGCCCCCATCGAGACGGCTCCTGAGGTCACCACGACCGACGGCGCTCCCTACGAGGGCGGCAACGCGATTCCTGCTCCGGCTGACACCACGGTTGAGGCTCCGGCTGACACCACGGTTGAGGCTCCGGCTGACACCACGGTTGAGGCTCCGGCTGACGCTCCCGTCGAGGCTCCGGCTGACACCACGGTTGAGGCTCCGGCTGACGCTCCCGTCGAGGCGCCCGCGCCTGTCGAGATCGGCTCCAACGGCAGCACGTTCGAGGCGTCCTTCCAGGTGTCGGTGCTGGTCAGTGCTCAGAAGAGCACGGATGGCCAGTTCAGCATCAACATTCCGCAGGGTCAGACGGTTCCTGCTGAGACCGCTGAGGCGCTTGCCCGCTACATCCTTTCGGGTGAGGGCGGTCGGCCTCTCGACTAAGTAGAAAGGAGGGTTGGCGATGAGCCTCTCAAACACGGCTACACCTATTTACTATGGCCGCTTTCGTGAAGCAGTTATTCGCGGAGAGATTCCGGTGAATAGAGAAGTTGCACTTGAGATGAATCGCATCGACGAACTCATCGCCAACCCTTCGTTCTACTACGACGACCAAGCCATCAACGGATTCATCAGGTTCTGTGAGAACGAGCTGACCCTGACTGATGGCAGTGATCTCCACATGCTCGATTCCTTCAAGCTGTGGGCTGAGCAGATCTTTGGGTGGTACTACTTTGTCGAACGCAGTGTTTACGTTCCCGCTCCGGACAACCATGGCGGGCGTTATGTTCGCAAGATGGTCAAGAAGCGTCTAGTCACAAAGCAGTACCTGATCGTCGCTCGAGGAGCGGCTAAGTCGATGTACGCTGAGATGATTCAGGCCTACTTCCTGAACGTGGACACGGCGACGACTCATCAGATCACGACGGCTCCTACGATGAAGCAGGCGGAAGAGGTCATGGCGCCCTTCCGAACAGCCATCACTAGAGCCAGAGGTCCGCTCTTCGCCTTCCTTACCGAGGGTTCCCTACAGAACACCACCGGTTCGAAGGCCATGCGAGTTAAGCTCGCCTCCACCAAGAAGGGCATCGAGAACTTCCTTACGGGTTCGATGCTCGAGATTCGCCCCATGTCGATCAACAAGCTCCAGGGTCTCCGACCCAAGGTGTCAACGGTCGATGAGTGGTTGTCTGGTGACATCCGAGAGGACGTCGTCGGCGCCATCGAACAGGGCGCATCCAAACTGGACGACTATCTCATCGTGGCGATCAGCTCCGAGGGTACCGTCCGTAACGGTAGTGGCGACACTATCAAAATGGAACTAGCTGACATTCTCAAGGGCGACTATCCTGCGCCACACGTTTCGATCTGGCACTACAAACTCGATGAGCTTGAAGAAGTCAACGATCCGAGCATGTGGCTAAAGGCGAATCCTAATCTTGGGAAGACCGTCACCTATGAAACTTACCAGCTTGACGTAGAACGAGCCGAGAAAGCGCCTGCTTCTAGGAATGACATTCTCGCAAAGAGGTTCGGTATCCCCATGGAGGGCTACACGTACTTCTTCACTTACGAGGAGACCCTTCCGCACCGTCCCCAGAATTTCTGGAGCATGCCGTGTGCCATGGGTGCCGACCTTTCTCAGGGCGACGACTTCACCGCGTTCACATTCCTGTTCCCGCTGCCTAATGGCAAATTCGGGATCAAGACTCGAAGCTACATTTCGTCACTGACGCTGATGAAGCTTCCCGGTGCTATGCGAGCGAAGTATGACGAGTTCATCAATGAGGGCAGCCTTCATGTTCTTGAAGGCACTGTCCTTGACATGATGGATGTTTACGACGATCTCGACAAATTTATCCAGGACCAGCAGTACGACGTCCGCGCGTTTGGGTTCGACCCTTATAACGCTAAGGAATTCGTCACTCGCTGGGAAGCGGAGAATGGTCCTTTCGGGATCGAGAAGGTTATTCAGGGAGCGAAGACCGAGTCTGTCCCTCTGGGCGAACTCAAGCATCTGAGCGAAGAGCGCATGCTTATTTTCGACCAGGAGCTTATGACATTCGCCATGGGTAACTCGGTGACCCTTGAGGACACCAATGGAAACCGAAAGCTCTTGAAGAAGCGACAGGATCAGAAGATCGATAATGTCGCAGCTCTGATGGATGCTTACGTCGCCTACAAGGCAAACAAGGATCAGTTCGATTAGAGCTGCTCCCGACTAAACACTAGGAGAAGAAATGACTGACACGGCGAACGTGGATGACTTCCTCGCTCACCATGGCGTCCTCGGCATGAAGTGGGGGCACCACAAGGCGCAGACGTCCGGTGGCAGTGGCGGCTCTTCCGCTCCGGCCAAGAAGTCTCGGGCCGAGCTTCGCGCCCTGGACAAGGCCAGCGTGAAGAACGACAAGGCAGCTCGCAACGCTGAGATCGACGCTGCTCGTCAGCGCTACGACACCAGCGCTCGTTCGAACTACCTCAAGGCCAAGGCCCAGTACAAGGTCGACCGCCACCAGATCGGCAAGCGTGAGGCGCTGAAGGCCTTCAACAAGGTCAAGGACCAGAATATGGCCGACTACGAGAAGGCTAGCGAGCTCAAGAGCGGTAAGGAGACGGTCGTGGCGGTTCTCGCTACCATCGGCGTTACCGCGGCTTCCGTCGCCCTTCAGGCTGCGATCAAGCGCTAGGCTCATCCCCCGTAGAATAGAAAGGAGGTGAGAAATGGGCTTTAGAGATCGTCTATCACACGCATGGGATGCCTTCACCAGCAGCGGTCAGCAGGATGGACTCCAGACAACTTCGAGTTTCGGAGTGAGTTACGGAAGTCGTCCTGATAGGATTCGTTTCCGAGGCGCCGACCGATCGATCATCACCTCCATCTACAACCGCATCGGTATCGATGTCGCGGCTATCGATATTCAGCATGTTCGTTTGAATGAGGATGGGCAGTTCCTTGCCTCTATCAAGTCGGGTCTGAACACCTGCCTTACTCAGGAAGCGAACATCGACCAGGCAGCTCGAGCATTCCGACAGGACATCGCCATGACGCTCTTTGAAAAGGGTGTCGCGGCGGTAGTTCCAGTGGAAACCACGCTTGATCCGTCACAGTCAACGGCCTATGACATCCGCTCGATGCGGGTCGGTGAGATCATGGCGTGGTTCCCCGGACACGTTCGGGTAAATCTCTACAACGAGCGGACCGGCAAGAAGCAGGAAATTACCCTGCCGAAGGATCAGGTCGGCATCATCGAGAATCCTCTGTTCTCGGTAATGAACGAGCCGAACAGCACCCTCCAGCGACTTATTCGTAAGCTGAGTCTTCTCGACTCGGTCGACGAGCAAGCTAGCTCGGGGAAGCTCGACCTGATCATCCAGCTCCCTTACGTCATTAAGTCTGATGCTCGTAGAGATCAGGCCGAACAGCGACGCAAGGATGTCGAGATGCAGCTGAAGGGATCGCAGTACGGTATCGCCTATACTGATGGTACCGAGAAGATCACTCAGCTGAATCGACCAATCGAGAACAACATGCTGAGCCAGGTCGAGTACCTGACGAAGATGCTGTATGGACAGCTCGGACTTACCGAGGAAGTCTTCAATGGAACGGCTAGCGAGGCAGTAATGCTGAACTACTACAACCGGACCATTGAGCCCATTCTCTCCGCCATTACGGAGGAGATGCGTAGGAAGTTCCTGACCAAGACGGCCAGGAGCCAGCTTCAGTCCATCGAGTTCTATCGCGACCCGTTCCGACTGGTCCCGATGGCGACTATCGCCGACATCGCTGACAAGTTCACCCGTAACGAGATCATGAGCTCTAACGAGATCAGGTCCAAGATCGGTATGAAGCCGTCAAGCGACCCGAAGGCGAACCAGCTCGTCAACAGCAACATGCCACAGCCTAATGGCGGTCCGCCAGCAGCTGCACCCGCACCCGACCCCTCGTCTCCAGGCCAAGTTGGCCCGGCTGTCGATCCCGGGCCGGTGAACTAAGAATCTAAGGAAGGAGGATCTTCAAAATGGAACCTGATTTCAGCGGCTGGGCCACGAAGAACAACCTTCGTTGCTCGGATGGTCGGACGATTATGCCCGACGCGTTCGCTCACCAGAACCAGATGAAGGTCCCGCTCGTCTGGCAGCATCAGCATAACCAGCCGGTCAACGTTCTCGGTCACGCCGTGCTCGAGAACCGCAAGGAGGGCGTGTACGCCTACGCGTACTTCAACGACTCTCCGGCCGCGGACAACGCCAAGACCCTCGTCAAGCACGGGGACATCACGTCGCTGTCCATTTATGCCAACAACCTCTCCCAGCAGGGCAAGAATGTCATGCACGGAGACATCAAGGAGGTCAGTCTCGTCCTCTCTGGTGCAAATCCTGGCGCGTTCATCGACAATGTCAACATTGCTCACGCAAGTGGCATGGAGACCCTGGTGGACGAGGCCATTATCTACACCGGGCTCGAACTCGAGCACGCTAACACTCAAGGAGATAACGTGGCTACCCCCACTCAGAGCGACAAGACCGTGCAGGATGTCTTTGACACCCTGTCGGAGGAGCAGAAGAACGTCGTCTACTACCTTATCGGCGAGGCCATGAAGGGCAACGGCGGTAACGGCGGTTCGGCGTCTCACAGCGACCTCGGCGAGGACGCGACGATCGAGGAGGTGTTCGACACCCTCTCTCACCAGCAGAAGGATGCCGTCTACATCATCCTCGGCGAGGCCCTCGACGGTCAGGAGTCCGGTGGCTCCATCAACCACAGCGACATCGACACGGAGTCGATCGCGAACGACATCATCCAGCACTTCAAGGAGGACGGCATGAGCCGCAACGTTTTCGACCAGAGCACCGGCGGCGGTTCCAGCGCCCGTCCGACGCTCACCCACTCGCAGCTCAAGGAGATCGTTGAGGACGCCCAGAAGATGGGTTCCTTCAAGGAGTCCTTCCTGGCGCACGCGGGCACCTACGGCATCGACGACATCGACATCCTGTTCCCGGACGCCAAGGCGCTCTCGAACAGCCCGGAGATCATCGGTCGCCGCACCGAGTGGGTCGCCGCTGTCATCAACGGCACGAAGCACTCCCCGTTCTCGCGCATCAAGTCGACCGCTGCGGACCTGACCGCGGACGAGGCTCGTGCGAAGGGCTACGTCAAGGGCAACCTGAAGAAGGACGAGGTCATCAAGCTCCTGAAGCGAGTGACCACGCCGACCACGATCTACAAGAAGCAGAAGCTGGACCGCGATGACATCATCGACATCACGGACCTCGACGTCGTCGCCTGGCTGAAGGCGGAGATGCGGCTCATGCTGGACGAGGAGCTCGCTCGCGCGGTGCTCATCGGTGACGGTCGTGCTGCCGACGACGAGGACCACATCGACAGCGACCACATCCGCCCCATCGCGGACGACGACTCGATGTACGCCCACCAGGTCACGATCGGCAACGACCTCGACCCGGGCGCCACGGTGGAGGCCATCCTCCGCAGCCGCACCTTCTACAAGGGCACGGGCACCCCGACCCTCTTCACCACGGACGGCGTCCTCACGGACCTCATCCTGCAGAAGGACAAGGTCGGCCGTCGTCTCTACGCGACCGAGGCTGAGCTGGCTGCGGCGCTGCGCGTCGACAAGATCGTGACCGTCGAGGTCATGGAGGACCGTCCGGACATCCTGGCGATCCTCGTCAACCTGGCGGACTACACGCTGGGTGCGGACCAGGGCGGCAACGTCTCGATGTTCGACGACTTCGACATCGACTACAACCAGTACAAGTACCTGATCGAGACCCGCGTGTCTGGCGCGCTCACCAAGCCCAAGTCGGCTCTGGTGCTCAAGCAGACCGTCGGCACCTTCGTGACCCCGGGTACCCCGTCGTACAACGGCACGACTCACGTCATCTCGATCCCGGCGACCGCTGGTGTGGTCTACTCGATCGACGGCAACGATGTCTCTGGCGATGTCACCATCTCCGAGACCACCGAGGTCGACGCGCGTCCGGCCGCTGGTTACACCTTCCCGGCGAACACGGTCACCAACTGGACCTACGTCTACACGGCGTAGTTCTAGCTGCGTAGTTCAAAATGGCAAGGTTCTACGGCGAAATCGGTTACGGTCAGTCTGTAGAAAAGAAGCCAGGGGTGTGGGAGGACGTCATCACAGTAAAGAAATACTATGGTGACGTCCTCCGCAACTCCCGACAGGTGCAAAATGGGGAATCCGTTAATTCGAACATTAACGTGAACAACTCCATCAGCATCCTGGCGGACGCCTATGCCTATGAACATTTCTTCGCAATCCGCTACATAAGATGGGCTGGGGCTCTCTGGACGGTTAGTTCCGTCGAAGTGCAGAGACCCCGGCTTATCTTGCAGATCGGGGGGAAGTACAATGGGCCAGCGACTTGATCTTCATAAGATTCTTACGGAGATCACTGGAGTAGCGAACGCTTATTTCCAGCCCCCTTCGAACCTGCAGATGAACTACCCCTGCATCGTGTATTCCCGTGACAATGCGCGTAGTATTTTCGCGGATAACTCGCCTTACCGCTACACCCAGCGGTATCAGGTCACGGTAATCGATAGGGATCCTGACAGTGAGATCCCTAAGCAGGTCGCCATGCTTCCGCTGTGCTTATTTAATAGGCACTATACGGCAGACGGTCTGCATCACGATGTTTTTTCACTATACTTCTAAGGAGTAACTAACCATGGCAAACGCCCTTCAGTGGGACCAGGTTGGTGACCGGACTTACGAGACCGGTGTCGACCACGGTGTTCTCTACATCCCGGACGAGACTGGTGCATACGACACCGGCTTCGCCTGGAACGGTCTCGTCACGGTCACCGAGAGCCCCTCGGGTGCCGACGCGAACCCGCTCTACGCCGACAACATCAAGTACCTCAACCTGATCGCGGCTGAGTCGTTCGGCGGTCACATCGACGCCTACACGTACCCGGACGAGTTCGCTCAGTGCGACGGTACCGCTTCGCCCTCGGCGGGTGTCTCGATCGGTCAGCAGTCGCGCAAGTCCTTCGGCCTCTCTTACCGGACCCGTTTCGGTAACGACGTCGCTGGCACGGACCACGGCTACAAGCTGCACCTCATCTACGGCGCCCTCGCGGCCCCGTCGGAGCGTGCGTACAACTCGATCAACGACTCGCCCGAGGCCATCACCTTCGGCTGGGACATCTCGACCACTCCGGTGGACGTGCCCGGCCTGAAGCCGACCGCGCTCGTGACGATCGACTCGACCAAGGTGGCGGCTGACGCCCTCGCCAACCTCGAGGCCATCCTCTACGGCACGGCTGCGACCACGGGCGGCACGCCGACCCCGGAGGTGGCACCTCGGCTCCCGCTCCCCGCGGAGATCATCACGCTGTTCGCCCCGGCGGCTCCGTGAGCTGAGTAACACTCCTGAGAGGGGCTAAGCATTCCTGCTCTGCTTGGCCCCTCTCAGGGCTCTCTTGAAAGGAGAACCCTTGCGACTGCCGCTCGACAAGATGCGCTGGACACTGCAGGAGGTAAGCCTCCCCCATATCTGGCCTGCCGAGACGACAGCCTGTGAGGAAGGTCCCGTTGTAGTGAGTCAGCTCAGCGATGGAAATTGGTTCGTGCACAACGGCCGCCATCGTTGCATTCGCGCCCTACTTCGTGGCGAGAAAGACATCGAGGCTGAAGGCCTCTACGAGATCGATAAGGAGCGTCTTAAGTGCCTGATGGAAACGGTTCCGGAGTCACCGCATACGACTTCCCGCAGATCTATGAGCGCCTCGGTCTGAAGCTTGGCAACTTCGGTTGCATCATGCTCGACGTTGAGCCCATCCCGGTTTCGGAGTACCTCGGCGTCAACGACCCCAGCTGGTACTACTACTCCAAGAACCCCCTGCTTCGCTACGTCAAGGGCCCCGTTGCCGAGACGATCGCGCATGCGACCCTTCTCTACGGGCTTACCCCCGATGACAAGGCTGGCATTCAGCAGAAGGTGTCAGTCGATGAGCTTCTTAGTGGTCTGGATCTCTCTACGGTCACTGTGGACTATGTCGATGCCTTCCCTGCACAGTTCGGTGAGCCGTATTCGTGCATCGTGGCGAAGCTGCAGGCCGATGGTAACGACCTCGAAGAGGCCAACCGACGTCTGAGGTTCCTTCCTCACATCGACACATTCGTCAAGTTCAAGGCGCACGTCACCCTGGCCTACGTCAACGTCCAGGACACCGAAGAGACTATCGGAAGTCTGAACGACGCCCTCTATGGGCAGACCCTCAAGGCGACCGGTATCAACTACGGCGGGCCCATCGTCTAGAAAGGAGGAGAGAGTGCTCGTACTTAATGTCGGAGAGGTTGAAGCCCTCAACGAAGAGACGAACGTATTCGTCATGATCGGCGGAACGCCAATCGAGCTCGAGCACTCTCTCGTCTCCGTTTCAAAATGGGAGTCACTCTGGGAGAAGCCCTTCCTAACGCAGGGCCAGAAGACGACGGAAGAGACCATTGGCTACATCAAGGCCATGGCTATCGACCCCAATCTTCCCCCGGAGCTTTTCGAGAAGTTGACAGAAGAGAACCTTCTCGCGGTTAACAAGTACATCGAGGCTAAGATGACGGCGACCTGGTTTAGGGAGAATCCGAACCAGCCTCGCTCAACCGAGGTCATCACTTCCGAGCTCATCTACTACTGGATGATCGCTCTGAATATTCCATTCGAGTGCCAGCATTGGCATCTCAATCGACTGCTGACCCTAATCAAGGTCTGCAACCAGAAGAACCAGCCTGCCAAGAAGATGAGCAGAGCTGAAGCTGCCGCACAGCAGAGATCGCTTAATGCGCAGCGTAAGGCCCAGCTCGGAACCAGAGGTTAGGAGGGATCATGTCGAGGATTATTTGGGGGGCCGCTGGAGAGCGAGTCTATGAGGCCGGAGTAGACCGCGGCGTGCTCTACGTCGGCGGCATCGGGGTTGCCTGGAACGGCCTTACGGCTGTTAAGCAGTCTTCATCCGGTGGCGATCCGTCACCCTACTACTTGGATGGCGTGAAGTACGCAAACGTCGCAGGCTCTGAAGAGTTCGAAGCCACGATCGAGGCATATTCCAGCCCTCAAGAGTTCGGGCAGTGCGATGGTACGGTGGGGATCCAGAACGGCCTCTTCATCACCCAGCAGAAGCGCAAGTCCTTCGGTCTTTGCTATCGCGTAAAGCTAGGAAATGACGTGAAGGGTCTCGAGTACGGCTATGCGCTGCATCTCGTGTACAACGCTCTGTCTGCGCCTACCGATCGCGACAACTCGACCATCTCTGATTCGGTGGACGTGAACAAGCTCAGCTGGGCTCTCACGACCACGCCGCCCGTAGTTGCTGGCTATCGGCCTAGTGCCCACATGGTCATCGACTCGACTAAAACCCCGGCTGCGAAACTTAGCGCAGTCGAGGATATCCTGTACGGCACGGACTCAGCTGCTCCGCGCCTTCCCTCACAAGAGGAGTTAATCGCCCTGTTCAGCGCTTGAGAATGAAGAAGGAGCCATGACCAGATTAAGCTGGGGAAGCTCGGGGGAGCGAATCTACGAGACCGGAGTCGACCGGGGAGTTCTATATCCCTACGGCAAAGGCGGAGTCCCGTGGAACGGCTTGATCTCTGTCAAGGAGTCTTCTTCTGATTTCAACGTGAGCGCGAACTATGTGGATGGTCGCAAATTCAATCAGCAGCACGTTCCCGGGAGCTTCGCTGCGACGATTGAGGCCGTCACATATCCGGACGAGTTTGAGGAGCAGAAACCATTTGGCCTCTGTTACCGTACGTCTTACGGCGCCGGTTACAGACTGCACCTCGTTTATAATGCACTGGCAACCCCAGCGGACAAGGATTACTCTTCACTCGATGGGGATCCCAACGTTACGACGTTCTCGTGGGATATTTCCACTCGTCCTGCTCGGCTAGAGGGTTCGATGCCCAGTGCGCACCTAATCATCGACACAAACCTGGCATATTCTTGGACTGTCAAGGCCTTTGAAGACCTTGTTTACGGTACTGAGGAAAACCAGGCACGGTTGCCTAGCCCACAAGAGGTGCTGGGTTTGTTCGATGATAATTCCATCCTCAAGATCACGGATCATGGGGACGGGACTTGGACGGCCGAGGGTCCGGATAACGTTGTGCAGATGATTTCTGACACCGAATTCCAGATCAACTGGCCCTCGGCCGTCTACATAGACACAGTCACCTATAAAGTCAGTTCGCTTTAGGAAGGGGGAACCCGTTGGGCGTTGTTACCGGCATTACTGCCGAAGAAATGACCAGGATCAAGAATCTTTCGATCTACCATGGCTTGGTAGACGTCAACGGGCACCTCATCCTGAAGAACGTCGCCGAGCAAGACATCGACGCGGGTCTCGTCAAGGGGCCTAAGGGCGACCAGGGCATCCAAGGCATTCAGGGCCTCAAAGGCGATAAGGGAGACCAGGGCCTTCAGGGCATCCAGGGCATTAAGGGCGATAAGGGAGACCAGGGCCTTCAGGGCATCCAAGGTATCCAGGGTGTTAAGGGTGACAATGGCTACTACAGCATTAGCGGTAGCGGTGGAACCCGGACCTATGTTCGCCTAGCGAGCATTAACGGTAACGGTACCAACGGTGGCGCGTATATCACCATGCTCCTTAGCGGACTTGGTGACTATGGCGACTCCGACAAGGCGACCGTGCTCATCCATTTCGCCCAGCGAGGCGATAACTCAGTCAACGTTCGAGCCTGGGGCTGGGGAATCGAGGCGCTTAGCTCTAACTACCTGACTCTGTACACCAAGCAGATCAGCACGTGGACCTTTGAGCTTTGGGGTTTGTTCGCGAACTACACGTTCAACGAGGGCATGACCGTTCTCTCGCAGTCTGCGGGTCAGAGCGGCCAGTCGATGATCTACAACGACAGCCGCACGACTACCGCCCCGACAGGCCTTAGCTCCGCGTACACTATCGACCCGGCAGTTCCGGACGATAATGACACGGGATGGACCGACATAACGTCGAGCATCACCTGGCAGAGCGGTTGTTCATACATCGCCGACTCTGGTAACTGGGCAGGGCTTAGAGCTCGTAGAATCGGAAGCACAACGCAGCTGATTCTGGCGAATGTGCGAATCCCTTCCGGAGCATTCACGGTAGGAACTAACGGTAACATTGCGAACACTAAGCTGCTATCAGGTGTTCCCTCACAGTTCCGTCCAACACCAGGCACTCTGGGGTCCTTGTCGATTACTGCGGCGGGCCCGCTAGGTACTGCGTACATCGACGACACCGGAATGGTCACCCTTGGCGCCATCGCCCCGGGCACTAGCACGTCTGGTGTCAACGATGTTGGTATCGTTGGTAACTACTTCAACTAATTCAAAATGGTAGTAATCCCGGAGTCAACATGATCTCG